CAAGCATAAACAAGCTAGCGCACGAAAATGTAGATGCAATCGTGGCAAACATGATTGATCAAGCCCAGAAAGCACAAGCCAAAGAAGAAGATAAAGCAAAATCACGCAGTTTCGACGAACTTACCAAACAGCCTACCTTTCAATGACCAAAAAAAGCCCCGTTTATAGCGGGGCAAATTGATATCACGGGAAAAACAATGCACAACTATGATAAACCGTTGGCTAGCTCTTTTTCAAGCTGTATCAGATGATTAATTTCGTATTCTTTACGATTAATCAGTATCTTGCTCTTGCCGTGTAGAAGCGCTAGCACAAGCATTTTCTTCGCGTGGTTTGATCTTAAAAACTCAATCAATTTTTGGTCTAACATTGAAAATCCTTTTTGCACAGGTTGTTAACAGGGTTATGCACCGTTTCTGTGGATAAGTGGTTAATGAAGCCCTACTTCTTGTTTGATCGCTGACCTTATACGTTCAACAACTTTTTGATCGTCGTCAGAGAGCTTGCCGTTAAACTTGATTAAACTAAGCTCTGGGTCAAAGCTCATGACATTCGTACAAGCAATACAAACGGTCAGATCGCCCGGCTTAGGCTTTGCAGCGATATCATTGAAGCATACTTGATTATCGATTTTGTGAGAACAGTACGGGCATTTCTGCTCTTTAATTTTGTAATACTCTCTCATGCTGTAGCACCTAAAATTGTGAACAGATGCTGCATTCGAAAATCTCTATCCTGTGCGGTTTTAAACGATTCTTTATATAGATGACCTTTGAAAGTTTCAACGTAAATCGAGTATGGCAATTGCTGATTCACTTCAAAATTGGGGGTGATCTCTGCAACGTTGTTAAATGCAATTAACGAATCTGAAAACTTAAATAACATCTTCTTCCTCTCCTCTTCTGCTTTCTAAAACTTTGAGAATTGTATTGCGAAAACCGTCTAATGCCACTATTTTACCATCAATGGTTTCTTTAATGTTTCCATCGATGACAGCCAGCACAACTTGCGCCAATGCGTAGCTATGCATCAAGTAGCGCTCTTTTACGTCCTCAACATCTTGGTTTGCGTGCAATATCTCAATAAAATATTGGGCTAGGTGCGTGGATTTAACAAATAATAGTGCTTTGTCTGTCATGCTTTTGATTCCTCTTTTTCGATTAAATATAGTAAGAAGTCTAACGATTCTTTGTGAAAATATTCTAATAGTTTTATTTTAGAATGACGTTGCTCATCGACAACCACCGTATCTATAATCAAGCTAATTACTTTTGATAAAGTATGAGAACATAACACATACTTTTCCTGGCCATTTTTTGCTATGTCATGAAAAGTGTCATCTAATATTATAATTATTTTATTAATTGTTTTCTCTATTAAATCAATTTGTTCATCTACGTTCATATTAGTTCCTTAATTAGAAAAGTTTTTCAAAATCTTCGTCGTTTACAATCTGGAGAGTCGCTTTTCTGGCGCGTAGTTTGTGCGGTTTAGGGCCTAAGGGGAAATCAATCATTGGCTCTGGAAATAATTCACGCTTAAAAATCTCCTCAACAAGTGAGTGGCATTCGTCAAAAAATAATAATAATTTTTGTGGTGTTAATGCTTTATAAACCTGACGTTCTTTTACGTCAGTTATACCATTTAGACATGGACTTTCTGAAAATGCAAAAGTATGTCCATTTGCCCCTTGCTTGAATGCAACAATTAAATGCGGCGAACAATAAGGAACAGGCACACAACTCATTGCGATATGCGTAACATCACCTTCCCATAAAGATTCAACGCTTAATGCGGCCATAAATCCTTTAATTAAAAATTTCTTTAATTGTTGCTCTGTTAAATAATCACCGTTGGGATACTTTTTGCCAAGCTGTAAATAATCCTGAATAGATAACATTGGATCGAAAAAGTCGATCACGCATAAGTCATATATATACATAGTTTAAATTCCTATAGTTGCGTTGCTTAAATCAATCTCTAAGGTTTCATTGTCTATATGCTCAAAGCTTAATATCGTTGTGCTTTTTAATTTATAATAAGTATTGAAGCGATTCGTATACGCGACATTATAGAATGCACCGCACCCTTGGTAAGATAGTTTTAAGCCTGTAGCAGGGTCATGACTGTTTTTAATGCGTACGATGTGACGATTTGAACGCTTAGAATATAACTCAACTCTATCGCCTGATTTTAACCCTATTCTGTTAGCTAAATCGGTGCCGAAATATAGATTGATAATAACGGCATTGTTTTCCGTCTTATATGCCCGCATCGCAACGAGATTTCGATTGTCTTTACTGCCTCTCACGAACTTTTTTTCCTGCATGATACATTCCTCAGTGATTGAAAAAATTTTTTATTACAACCATTTACAACTTGATTACTTTCGTTGATAATCGTAACCTAATTGGAGATTCATTACAATGACAAAAAGTAAAAAAATAGAAGAAAAATGCAAAGTTAAGAAGTGCACGCGCAATGCGGTTACCCTAGAACATCTTTTATGCTGGCAACACTACAAAGTTTTTTTATCAACCGGAAAAGTTCCTAACTATAAGCTACGTTTATATAGACCTATTCCAGTTTTCCCCGAATTAAATAAGGATATTGAATGAATCGATGGCAATTATATTTAAAGATTAAGAACCTTTTGTGCCACTTCGGCGCCATTCCTGATAACGAACAAGATTATAACTTGCTCGTTGATGCGCTGCTACGCACTTATGATAGACCTAGAGGGCACTCTATAAATAAGGAGAGCAAAATATTATGCGACAACTGCCGCCATATTCAAGACATGTGAAAGACGCTTTAGAAGCTGGACATTTCAATGAGATTTATATTTTCATTGGTCAACACGCTTGGAAAAAAGGACAAAATTTTTCCGCCTTTAGACCTGCGTTAGTTTTGCCGCCTTGGCACTCTGCTCAAGCTTATGATTGGTCACTCGTTAAATATCGTCATCTTTTGATTATCGACACCGGATATTCTGAGCTAGACTATTTCGACGAGATTGCGCGAGAATGTTTTATGTTTGAAGCTGTTTGTATCGCTGCGATTAATGATCGAGATGAGTTTTTTAAGTATCACAAGTAGATTATTGGGTATTTTTTTGCTTTGTTTTTAATGCTAAGGATTTACGGATGGCAGCACAGGATAGAAAAGCAGGCGTTAAGGGGTTAGCTTATATATGCGCGCGGGATATACAAACAACACGTATTAACTGGCTCTGGGAAAATAGAATTGCGAAAGGCAAAGTCACGATGTTTGCCGGTGAAGGCGGCAAAGGTAAAAGCACCGTGCTTGCTTATCTTACTTCGCTTATCACTCGAGGCGCGTCATTTCCCGTCGATAATTCGGCCATGTCTCGTGGAAAAGTCGTAATCTTGTCGGCAGAAGATGGCGAGGGCGATACTATTAAACCTCGGTTATGCGCTTCTAATGCTGAACTTGACAAAGTTTTTGTACTACGAGGCACAGAAGAATATGATAGTCGCGGGAATGTAGTTTATTCGCCTGTGACGTTAGATACAGATATCAGCCGCATTGATGATGTGCTAACAGAGATTGGTGGCGTGGTGCTGCTGATTATCGATCCTATTACCGCGTATTTAGGGAAAATAAAGGATCACAATAATAGCGAGGTTCGTATGTTAATCTCGCGCTTGACTATGATTGCCGAAAAACATCAGTTGGCTATTATTCTCAATACCCATTTATCCAAAGCAGCCGAAGGCTCAAAGCGCTCTGCCGCGGCTCGTATCACCGGCTCTATTGCTTACGTAAACGCCGCTCGAGCGGTTTATCTCTTCGCTGAAGACCCCGACAACCCAGGTGAAAAGCGTGTCATTATCCCCGTTAAAAACAATATAGGCAAAGACTCAGACGGCTATCGATATGCGGTTAAACAATGCACAATAGATGATGGGATTGTGGCAAATTATGTTGAGTTTGATAGCGAGCTTGTAACGGATCGTGCCGATGATATTGTTGCCGGTGAGGGTGCAAATTCAAAAGCGAAAAAAGTTGAGGCTGAAGAATTTTTGATCGACATACTCAAATACGGGAGCGTCTCTGCTTCTGAGATACTCAAAAAAGGAAATGAACAAGGTTTCTCCAATGCAACCCTGTATCGTGTTAAAAAAGATCTGAACATTAAAGATGCACAAGCGGTCGGTGGAAGGCATAAAATCTGGTTTTTTGGCGCTGATTAAATAATCACTTCTCTGGTAAATGGTCACTTCTCAACCCGATGATTTTAAGTGGGTGAGAAGTGAACAGTATTTTATATTATCTATTTTGTTTTTTCTGTTTAATTCCTGTGTGTACCATTTTTTATCATGCCGTTTTTGGCAGTTTTTTGTATAGATAATTTTTACATTTGGTTTAGTTATGGAACTTATATGTACTGTTCACTTCTCAACCACAGGGTTTTTGAGAGGTCTTGAGAAGTGAATCGCACATCTCCCTACGCTCTATGTGAGAAGTGAGAAGTAATTAAGAAGTGAAGTGTGAAGCGCCCTAGCGGCGTGGCTTGCGAGACTGATTGATCACTTCTCAAGCAGTGAGAAGTGATTGAGAAGTGATTGAGAAGTGCTGTTCACTTCTCACCCATGTGCCTCGTGAGAAGTGATTGAGAAGTGATATAACTATATGAAATATATATATATATATATATATAAGAGGGGGGTATAATCACTTCTCACACACTTACACAGAGAGAGGTGAGAGGTGAGGGAGACAAATAGATCAAATACTAGACAAGTAAGTATAGATATCAGGGTTAAAAAGGCCATTCTTAGAGATAAAATCATACAATTGGGTAAAGCTTACTCAGAAGACAAAACTTTTTTAGAAAATTACGCCGAAAACGTTATTCTGGAAAATGAAAAAAATTTGGATATCGCTATAAACTGCTTTACAGACTTACTACAGCGCGCAGAGATTTTAGGGGTACATACTAGGCCGGAAATGCAAAAGCCCCGTAAAAACGATATACGGGGCTTCAGTGGGGTAGATAACGGGGGTGCTACTTATAACGGCGAGGTCGGATGGGTTTTGCAGCGTCCTTTTGTTCATCGGTGATAGGGTCGCTTGGAGTATCAACAACGACCCTGATTTTTTGCGATTTGGAAAAATGTTGCTCAAAGCCTTGGAGCTTATAAGCCAGCAATTCCAACATCTGAGGCGGCATGTTTCTATGCGCTGGTGACAAGATTGGCAAAAGCCATGCTTTCAACGTGTGAAGCGACACCCCCAGTAATTTTGCCAAGTCTTCGCGTTGCATGTCATAAGACTTTAACGCGTGAAGCAAAATCTTTTGCGATGTGGTGAAAAGCCGGTCAGCTTTAAATCGCGTAGCGCTAGAGATTTGTCTGCTGTCATGTTTAGATGTGATCGGCTTTGGCTCCTTTGGCGGTTTAGCTGGTTTAGGGTTTTTAAATTCCTTAATCTTGTTTCGTCTGTCCTGTCTGTAAACCATTTGTTATGCGCTCCAGTGTAAAATCAATTTGTAAAAAATTCCGGTATACATAGCGAATAATAGCAAATAACAACCATAATTTAAAAATTTGTTAGTCATTTTTTTTGCTCCATGTGTTAAAAATTTCGTTAAAAGACCAACCGCTGATTAAGCAAAGAGTGGCTATATCTCCAAAGCCAAAGCTTATCGCTGCTGTTACAACCAGTGCGCAAAATACTTCAAATTTTTTCATAATTTTATCTCCATTAGTTCGTCGGATTGTTGATGCTGAATTTCGTCAAGCAAATTTCTTATTTCTATAATGCATGTATTATCGGGATGAGCAAAAGGATATTTGCCCGCGATAATTGTTAAAAAACTTATCAACGCTTGAATCTGTTTTTCTGATATTTTCATGATATGTTCTCCTGTTTCTGATAATTGAAATGTTCTTTGTCACAACAACTACGCGGATATCCGCATTCGTCATCAAAAAACATGCCACAAGTCTCACACATTAAACCGTTAATCATCATATCTGCTATATCTCCCATTTTTTTGGCTCCTATACTTGTTCGTGTTCATTATATTTAGTTGTTAATGGTCTATAATCTTCGGGTGATTGTTGACCGCATGACTTGCATTTGAATTTTGGTATAACGTTGCGATGAAAGTTGTCATCATCATAGCAACCATGTACCTCGTAAGTTACTTGACAATGCTCGCATTCAAATATCGCTGAAAAATCTCTTCTATGCTGTGATGTTATACGTTTGATCTTCATTTTTTTGGCTCCTATTCTTCGATTAATTCAACGGGTCTTATTTCGCAAGCACAGTCTTTTTTGTAGATGCTCCAGTATTTTAAAGCTACCTCTTTTGTGCTGTAGACTTCATGAATCGGGATTCTATTAATCGCATTTTCATGCGGGACTATTATGTAATATTCTTTGTTCATTTTTTTGGCTCCTTAGTGCGCCGTGGCGCGGTTGTTAAATGTTATAATTTATTCATGGTAGATCGAGATTCTGGATCAAGATAATAAAAGGTTTCTTTATTTATCTTATACATTGCCATGTTATATCCCCACTTAGTTTTGTGATTTTTTGGCCAATAAACCCAATAATCTGGAATCTCGTTTATCTGATATCTTCCTTTTGACCCAATGTATCTTTTTTCAAATTGTTCAAAATCTTCTATATCTTTTTTGTTAGAGCATTTAATTATTTTGAATAGTTCTTGTTTTGTCAGTAGTTGCATTGTTTCATTTCCTTTAGTTAGCGGGCTTGCGCCCGCGGGGTTGTTATTCGGATTGAGTTGTGAAAATGTGATTGTCTTTTAGCAATTTTGCTAGCATTAAGTCTTGTTGTTTATTGTTAATTATTAACGATTCTTTGCCGCCCTCTTTGTATATAGTGACGGGCTGTGCGTCTGTTAGAAAAATACCGGTGGATGTTTTTTCTAGTATGATGCTTGTTGCTCGGCGATTGTATTTATAAGCGTTGGGCACAGAATCACCGCTAGTGCTTGCAAACTTTGACCCTACTTGATCTTTCTTGTTTAGCAGCTTATTTAACTGATGAGAGAATCTGTCAGCAACTTGCTTGATTTCTTCGTAGTGATTATAGCAATGCTGTGCGGCTTTGCCGTTGATCTCGTTTAATAGCGTTTCAACTTTAGCTTTGTTGGATAGTTGAATTTTGATTTTCATAGTGATTTTTCCTTTTGTTAGTTAAGCCGCCTCGCGGCGGCGATAAATTGTTATTCAATGTCAGTATTTAAACTAAAAATCCATTCATTGTTAATTTTGTTATAATCGTGATAAGATTTTTTAGAATAAAAATAATTTTTATATATTCTTAACGTAGCTAATTCACTGCCGTATGCATAATAAAAACCTTTTACAAATTCTACTCTAATCGGTTCTTTTGCCATTGCTTCCCACATGTCTTGCATTCTTTTTAAATATTGTGGAGAGGAATAATTTAAAATTGTCATTGTGTTTTTTCCTTTTGTTAATTGATTAATTTTTATAACGCTTTGACTGTGTAAACGTCCCAGTTGCAGTTGTTTGACTCATCGCAATCGTCGGCTATGATGTCCCATAAAACTTTGTAGTCATTCCCGTCTTTGTCCGTTGCATGAGCCTCGTAAGTTAAACCATTGTCGCTGATATGTGCGTGCTGCGTTAAAGTTAATTCAATGCCGTTGTGTTTGATTGTGTTCATTGTGATTTCCTTTTGTTTATGTTGGGGTTACCATTCGCCATAGGTGCAAAGCGGGAAGCATTTGCACGTTTTTGAATGTTCTTTTATGTCGCTAATCTTCTGTGCTTCGTTAGCGTAGTAATGCTTTTGCCAGCCGCTTCTCGTTGCTGCGCCACTTAGCAATTCAACACAGCGCGGGCACTCCTTATCTTTGCGACCGAATGCCATTTTGCATTCGGTACTGTGTTTTAGTTCGCCTTGTTTTGTGTAAAGTGGTTGATACATTTTGTTGCTCTCCGTTAATCTATAATCTCATTGTACACCATTTTGTAATATTAGCAAGTAATTTTTTTTAGATGTGACTGAATACGTGAGTCATACCATTAGCTTCAATGCTGAAAAAATCATTGATAAAATAATTGCGTGCCATTTTTTCGTAATCGATGTAGTATTCTAAGTGCTTTGGTATTTCTATCGTTTGTTCTGTTAGCTCAATCACAAAATCTTCTTCGCTTTTGTATGCCCCGTGATAGTTATCTTCTAAGCATGTCTTTGCATCATCAAAATCATTGCTAAAATGTGCTAAGACTTCCGCGCCTAATTCACCGTGCTCGCTGATAAACATTGCGTACTCAACCAGGGTTTCAACGCCTGTATATTCGCTTATTTGTATGCTGCCAAAGCCCTCGAAGTCGTGTATTGCCCATTCTTCAGCACTAAAAGCGGGGCTGGTTTTCAAGATGTGCTGGATTTTCTCGTTGACGTTATCAGCGGTATCAACATCGATCCACTTGCCGTGAAGATGGCCTTCGTTATAGGCTGCTAAGCAAGCTATATATACGCGAGGTGTTGTTGTTTGTGCATTTAACATACGTTTGATTCCTTTTTGTTCAGTTATTAAGTTAAAATGTTAGTTTGGGTTAAATATTGTGCAGTTTGGTGCTCTTTTTAAGCCCTGGCGCGTCGATGCGCGCCCTGTTGCATATTTTTCCGCAATCTCCATAGTGTTCATTGTACATCAATTTGTAATAATGTCAACACCTATTTTCGTAAATTCATAATTGTTAGCTCAAAACTGGTTTTAAAATCCGAGCTAGTTGCTTTCAAAATCATGCATTCATCATATATAGTCATCGTGCAATTTGTTGATACGCCGATTTTTGATGCTACTTTGTCAAATATACTTAGATACTTTGCGTTAACGTGCGTTATAGCTTCTTTGCTCGTCGCATACCTTGCTGCCTTTACTCTTTCAAGCTGTGAAAACTCATTTTTTCGATCTTCCGCTTCAATTCGCGTGATCTGCTTGTACTTGTCTATCTGATAAGCGCAAGCTTCGCCCGGTTGCAAGTCTGAAGCCTCGACTTTGGCTAGCACGTGGCCATTTGTCGCGACAAACTCAAAACCATTGCGATAAACTTCGCGAGTAACTGGTCGCATATCAGTTTTGCTACAAACCGCACCATGCAATGCCAATACTAACTTTTCGATTGTTAACATTTTGTTTACCTCTTGTTGTGTTGTTGATGATGTACATTGTACACCATCATTAACGAGTGTCAACACCCAATTTCAATTATTTTTAATTTTTTTTCGTCTAGTAGTCGTTTAGTAAACGTGCAGTAGACAATGAGCGATCGTATAACGTTGACTTTTCAAACATTTTGGCTAAGATTGTTGCAACAAGGAAAAGTTATGGCAGCGATCAAAGAGTACAAAGAGCAAATGTTACTCATGCAATGGTGTGACCTGCACGGCTACTTGCCCGTACATTGCCCGAATGGAGAGATACGTACGGAAAAGCGTGCTTGGTTGCTGAAGCAAATGGGCTTGCGGCCAGGCTTTCCCGATCTAACACTTTTTAAGCGCACGGACAAATACGGCGCTCTACACTTAGAGATGAAACAGAACCGATACTATAGAGAGAGTGAAAAAAAAACAGAGCATTGGCAGCGTCAGCAATGGTGGATCGATCACTTAACCGACCAGGGCTACTACGCTGCTTTTGCGTACGGTTGGGAACACGGCGCAAGAATAATACAGGACTACTTGGCAGGAAAACTATGATAATCGAAGACTTCGACGCATTCGCAAGCTTACAGAAAAATGATGCTTTAATGCAAAAAATTATCGTCACTAACGCTATGCACGGATTCGAGCGAGTTGCTCGTGATATCATGCGATTTTTAGCTTTCTTTCCCGCGATCAACAAGCCTGAACGCGACATAATCGCATACGAGATAGAACTACTATGCTCAGACTATCAAAAACACATGAGAGAAACAGCGCAACGCTTTGTAGAACGCATACAAATAGTAATAAAAAGTAATGCGTCTCTATAAATCATTTGGTAAACTTACTCTATGCCCAACAACGTGCCGCGCGATCGGCGGCGAGAGAATCAGACTACTTTAAGCCGGTTGGGCATCACACAAGGAAAAAATCATGCAATTAAAACCTTTCAATTTAGAGCGCGCTCTTGCTGGTGATAAAGTAATCACAAGAAGCGGCGAACACGTGCCAGAAATACATTATTTTAAAACCACTCGATATAGTCGCTTTCCGATTGTCGCGGTAATCGAAGGACACATACGCACATTCAAAATAAACGGGGAATACAGCGATCACGTGAATCATTCTTTTGATCTTTTTATGGCGACAAAAAAGAAAAAACTATATATCGCCTTTAAATACATCGATTATAATGGCGGTAAATGGGCTTCATCTTTTGTATATGAATCGTTAGAAGAAATCAAAAAAAACTTATTGGAACATGACCCTTCATGGATAATCAAGGAATTTGAAGTCGAGGTGTGATATGAAAAACAAGCTCGTTAGAACGCAAAACGTGATCTTTAGCGAAACTGACAAATACAACGACTTAATCACAGCGCATCGGAACCCAAACACAGTACGCACGTTCTTTTGGCACAAGAACGACGAGGCAAACAAAGAATTAGAAATTAACTTAACAAATGCACGAACACGGGAGAACAAGCAGAGGTGAGGAGTATTTAGACTATCTGGCCAGAGAATCTAAATAACCACAATGGGTGAAAATCCCTGCGGCGCACCATTTTACAAACTAAAGAGGTGTTTATGACAGATACATTCAAAAAAGTTTACACGGTAATGCCGGACGAAATTAAAAGCCAGATTTATGCAATGAAAGAAAAAGCCGAAGAGTTAAAAGAGTTTTTTGACAAAGTAACAAACCGAGAAATGTCAATTGCTCAAACAAACTTAGAGCAAGCATTGATGTGGGCAACAAAAGCTTATGTTAATGAAGGCAACGAAAGCAAATAAGGTTTACGAAAGTAGCGGCGCTGACAGGGAAGCGCGTATTGCCTGCGTGATAGGGCGAAAGCTCGAAGGTGTGATGACGAAAGTCGGACTGCTGGGTAAAATCCGGTGCATGACAGAATAGACAGTGAGTGCAATTCTCACCTGCTTTCAACAGTGAGGCCGGTGCAATTCCGGCAGATATAGAAGCGCTGGGCGGTTCATACCCGCAAGGCGAAAGGGCACTAGGTGTCAGCCGTTGCTTGGCAGGCGTTTCTATATCACTTTTTAATAGGAATGTAACAAATGATTAAGCGTTTAATTTGCTGGCTCTGGGGTCACGACATAGACACTAAAAGCTTCATTAATAAAAAACTCATTGCCGATGACACAGGTGAATTGCTTCTAATTAAATCACAGTTTTTCTGCAAACGATGTCAACAATATAGGGTTATATCATGATTGAATCGCATGTCACATCGCTTGAGTTGTCACGCAAGCTGCACGAGCTTGGGGTTAATAAACCATCAATCTATTATTGGCATGAAGGGAATGATATTAATGATGAAGGTCATGAAGTTTATAGATTAGAGTTGTTAAATTACCAACACAGTTACCTAGAATCATACGCAGCTTATCTATCGTCCGAGCTTTTGCCTATATTACCAAAGAAAATCGCAAACAATGATTGCCATGAACGATATTTATATATTGATACTTCATTAGATTATACACTCTATTATTTTGAAGATGTTGACAATCAATCTGATGAAAATTTTGCAAATGCAATAGCTAAAATGCTCATTTACTTAATCGAAAACGGCTACGTGAAGGTGGAGGATTTGAACAAATGAAATATAGAAAAAAACCAATAGTTATTGAAGCAATAAAGTGGGATGGCACAAATGTTTTAGCGTGGCTTGAAAAATTTCCTGAATTGAAATCACAAATACAGATAGAAAATGCTCAAGAAATAACTATAAAAACACTCGAAGGCAATATGAAAGCTTATGAAGGTGATTATATTATTCGTGGTATTAAAGGAAAAATTTATCCATGCAAGTCAGACATTTTTGAGGCTACTTATGAGAGGATAATAGAATGACACAATGGATATCAACCAAAGTAGCAATGCCAGCAGTAGACCCAAAAACAAAACTATCTGATTTTGTACTGGTGTTAACAAAAGAAAACATGATGAAAATTTCTCAACTACAGATATGGATGGATGGAAAAATATATTGGACAAATGGCTATCGTCGAAACGATCAATTTTATACTGAATATGATTCGATATCACATTGGATGCCATTGCCAAGCAACGAAGGATTAGAAAAATGACACAATGCAAATGCGGCGGTAATATCATCGCGTATGTCAAAGAAGACAGATTTAATGTTAATTCGCAAGCAGAACCAGCGTACAAATGCGAAAAATGCGCAAATGTGTATGTGTGCGCAAGCTATTGGGCGCCTCCAGAAAATTCATTCTATGAAATGGCTAAATCAGTCGATGAAGCATACGGGAAAATTCCTAAGTGGGTGAAATGCTCTGATAGACTACCCGCAAAAGACGGCCGTTATTTAGTAACCGAAGGTTGGCAACGTGGCGATGCATGGACGGGCGTTTGTTCACTGCGCCAAGGTAAATGGGATTCAAATCTAATAATCGCATGGCAAGAATTACCGGAACCGTACAAAGGTGATGTATAATGCTCGTTTTTCAAAAGGATTTTTATGTCAATATTTGATGATATCTCAAAAGCAGTCACAGGCGCGGCGAATGCTGTAGCGCACGGGGTTACTGACGCAGCCAATGCCGTAGCTCATGAAGTAGAAAACGCAGCAAACGCGGTGGCACACGAAGTCGTAAAAGATGCAAACTATATAGCAAACCAAGTCACAGATAATGCCGACGATCTAGCAATAGAAGCCGCTAAGATTGCAGGCAGTATTGCTGGTGGCGTAGTAGCTGGCAGCGCAGGCGCGCAAGCGGGCGGCATGGCTGGCGCGGAAATAGCAAAACAAATTGTTGACAAAAGTTAGCTGTGCTAATCTAGCGCTATACAGGGAGTGTATGGCATGGCTAGCTTTGATCTTGCAATTGATACGATTTTAAAAAATGAGGGTGGCCTGGTAAACAATCCTCGCGACCCTGGCGGAATTACCAACTTTGGTATTTCTCTGCGCTTCCTTGCGTCTCTCGGTTTAAAATACGATTTTAACAAAGATGGCAAAGTAGACGATAAAGAGATCAAAGAACTCACCCCCGAACACGCGAAACTAATCTATCAGAATGAATTCTGGCTCAAAGGCGCTTTCGATAAAGTCATCAATCAGAAAGTTGCAACTTACCTTTTTGACATGGCAGTTAACATGGGCGTGCCGCAAGCAATAAAACTTTCTCAGCGTTCACTATGGGCAATTAATAAACAATACCATTTTGTTGACGATGACGGATTGATCGGTTCCAAAACTTTAGACGCTATTAATCAAGCTGGCTTGATGCTAATTCCCGTGCTTATGTCTGAGCGAGCGGGATACTATCGTATGCTAGCCGCCCTCAAACCTGAAAATCATGGGGATGACCTCAATGGCTGGCTCAACCGAACTTACCGCGCTAGTTGAAAAAGCCGCACCGTTGTTAGGGTCAGTGCTAGGTGGTCCCGCTGGCGGAATAGTAGGGTCGTTGGTAGCAACTCTTTTTGGGGGTGATCCCACTAAACCGGATGAGCTAGTAGACAAAATCAACGCAGACCCAGACGCTCGCGCAAAACTTCTCACGCTACAATATCAGCACCAAGAATTTTTGCAAACTCAGCTTCTGGAGAAATATAAGGAACATATTGCAGATATGGCAGACGCGCGAGATCGTCAGCTCGCGATGGCCAAGCTCGGTTTTCATGAATGGGTAATGCCAATACTAGCGATATTAAGCATGGTGCAATTCTGGGCATATATTATTGTCTGCAAGTTTTTAAATTCATCAATAGATGTTACTATATTGACAGACTTATTTGCCATGGCATTTATGGCATTTACATTTTATTTTGGCTCAAGCCAGGGAGAACAACGACGATGGACAAATTCAGTATCGCAAAAACGTTAGGGACTGGTGATACTACTCTAACGATTGCTAGTAGTGCTACAACCTCAAATTATTTAGACTTAGGCGGGATGCAACTGCGTGGTTTGCTTTTGCCGTCGAACTGGACGCCCTGCGATATTCAATTCCACGTTGCAATTTGGCCTACCACTTCAAATAAATTCGCGGCATTTACTCTTGCAGACACAACAGGGACAGTGATTAGCATACCCACACTAGCAAGCCAATGGTTAGCACTATTGCCCTATTTGTTTGATGCGGTTCCTTATGTGCAAATCGTTTGTAATGCCCCGCAAGCCTCTAGTGTAATCGTACAAGCAGCGTTGGAACCAATCTATCAAGGGATTCATGGATAATGACAACTTCAACAAACATGTTGCTGTTATTTGATATTGAGGTGAAGTTTACTCCACCGCCGCCGCCTGGTGATTTTGACTGGATAGACAGCTCTGCAAATAAATTTATTACAAATCTGGGAGACAATATCGTTTTCAACCCAGGTTAATTTTTAAAAAGGAATTTTGAAAATGTCCAATATTCAAATATACCAGCTCAGCCCGCGCGTGGCACTTCAAGCCAGCGATATGTTTGGTTCGGATGACAATACCTCCGAACATAAAACATGGCGAATAAGTCTTCAGCAGTTACAAGACTGGATGCAAACGCATTTAATCATTCCGGCTGCCTATGGCGAAATGTATTTCACTGGGAATTCATCATCAGCAACCACTTTTTCTGGCGCAAATACACCTACGCAAATTAATGCGCCAGCTTTTAACAGCGGGACTTTAGAGAATTTCACGCAATCCGGTGGCGTACTCACATACATTGGCACCGATCCGATTACAGTTACAGCTATAGCACATCTTACAGCAACTTATGACGGATCATCGCAAGACACCAATTTTTATATCGCATTAGATGGTGCGGTGATTGCTAAATCCAAACAAGGTACATTTATCGGTGCTGCGTCACCTGCCCCTCAAGCCAACCCAGTTAAATGTTTTGTTGATTTGGTCACTGGCAGTCAGCTTTCGATTTTTGCGGAAAATACAGTTAATACAAATAGTTTATTTGTTCAAGACTGCAATTTTACTGTTACACCAATCACTAGTATCACTGGTACACCGGCGGTTAGCCCTGATTTAAAACAAGTCTACGATAATGGCATAAATGGCGAAATTCCTTTAACAGCCAACAAGCCTTTTATGGTTTTAAATGCCATTGGCGATGTAACGGCGAACGGTGTAACAACTCCTAGTACAGGAACAAACACAGTATCAAATTATCGCGTGTTGGGTTGGACTTTTACGCCTTCAATAAACATGGTGATTACAGCGCTGCAATATGATGACGCGCTTTTCACTAGCTCAGAAACTAGAGAAACAGGTATTTATGTAAAGGGCACAAGTGCTTTATTGGGTAGCGTAGTCATTGCACAAAGTGATCCACTAGATTCAACCAACACATATAGAACAAAAACATTAGACACCCCCATAGAATTAACGGCAGGCACGCAATACGTTTACGCAACAGTTGTTCCCTCTGGACAATCAGATCATAGTAACGCAGATGCGGTTCCAGATTCTCATATAACCATCACTCAACGAGCAGAATTGCCAAGCGATGCGTCGCCGATTCCTTTAAGTTTTCCAGAATCTTTTACAACAATATCAAATTTCGTGCATGTTGGATCGTTTGAATATCTTGCAACAGTAGTCGTTGATTCTTTTCAAGTAAATGACACCGACACATCCGGTTCGACATTTATGGAAGCAAAATCCGAAGACAGAGGCGTTATTCCAGTTCCGAAAATGACAATTGCGCAACGTAATGCAATTGTATCACCTGACACTGGATTAACTGTAATAATCACCGATTCAGATATTCCGCGTTATAGCCCATTCGATGGGTTGGCATGGCAAGAGGAAGCGTATTTAAGCGATTTAACGCAAATGTACGCGTCTCAGTCCTCAGGTTTTGGTAGCACTGTTACTACTATCAGCGCATCTAATACATATTATCCGATTACTGTAGCCCTGTTTAATGATATAAACTCAGCAAGTTTTGTAAACGAAGTGGTATCTATCTCTGGCGCGAACACGCCAACATTTAGATACACTGCCACACCAACAAAATTCTTTGAAGTTAATTTCAATATTTTTGCATTAGGGACAGTAGGCACAGGTCAATACTATGTGTTTAGCGTATGCATATATAAAGCTGATACATCCATTGTAGTCACTAATATTTCCGGCTGGTGCAGATTAACAGATACATCAACACCTTTTTCTGTGCCACTTTCAGGAAACGTACAACTAAGCACTGGGGACAGGATTTTTGTTCAAGTGAAAAATATCACATCAGGAACAAACGTGTCCGCGAGCGGGCATAATGCATCAATTAAAATATCGTAGAGGTAACTATGTCTGTGACACGAGCGTTATTAACGCCGAACGTTAACAACACAACTGAACTGAGTATCCCAAACGTTCCTGGTGCGTTATTTTATAATATCGAACACGATCGTCTAAGTTACAATGATAATTCTAATGTAGTCCAAAGACTGACAAACAGTGTTGATTTATCAAATTTAGATGCGACTGTAGTGCATAACACAGGTGATGAAACAATCGCAGGTGTTAAGACTTTTACAAGTAATATAGTCGGCAATATATCGGGTAATTCTGGAACTGTAACTGACGGGGTTTACACGACTGATATTGGAACAGTTACCAACGCGATGCTGGCCGGTTCAATTTCAGCTTCAAAATTGATACAAACTGATATTGTTTTGGCGGAATCTCAAGTAACAAATTTAACAAGCGATCTAGCCTCAAAATTGAATCTATCCGGCGGCACGATGACCGGAAATTTAATTTTGAATACTGATCCAACAAGCTCATCTCAAGCTGCCACTAAAAACTATGTTGATATGATTGCCGCAGGATTTAATCAATTTGCTGTTTCTGCCGCTTCAACAACAAATTTAATTGGTATATATAATAATGGATCGTCAGGCGTAGGCGCGACTTTTACTATTACAGCTACAGGCGCATTCACTCTTGATGGACAGGCGGGCGTTCTTAATGCTTCATATTTGCTAAAAGATCAAAGTAGCAGTTTTCAAAATGGTATATATACATTAACTACAGTGGGTGGTTTATTAACTCAACCTGTATTAACTCGTTCTATTGATTACGATACACCATCAGAAATTGGTCCAGGTGATATTGTAAACGTTGCAAATGGCACAACAAATGCTGGCATAAGTTATTTGCAAACCGCAACAGTAACTACAATCGGAACAGACGCTATAACTTTTAGTAGATGGGGCGGTCAATCCATGACTTTCGTCGGAAATGTGACAGGTAGTGGTTTTAGCCCTGTTACTCTGACAATTGGATCGCAACAAGTCATTAATTCCATGATTGCTAATGGAACCATTGATTTAACCGCCAAAGTTACAGGCACACTTCCTAATGCTAATACTACCGCCGTATCAACTAACACAAATAGTGCTATTGTAACAAGAGACAGCGCCGGTGCATTCTCTGCTGGTATAGTTTCTGTTACTGGTCTGCAATCGACAGGACAAGTTTTATCTACAAAAACAGGCTCGCTAACTAATATCAATAACTCAGCATTCCTGGGAAAAGGAACAACGCCAGCTATTAGTTTATGGGATACATCATCAGGAAGTTATGGCACCATAATTGCGCAGGATGGAGATTTTACAAAGTTTATTACTGCACCCTATACGCCTGGCGCTGGTTGGGTATGGGCGCAATATACTGCAAGCTCTGGTCAAATAGATATTCTCGCCAACCAAGCTCCTGGTGGAATAAATGGCGGTATTGCTACTATCTATGGTGGCCAAGCTGGGAATAGCGGTCAAGGTGGTCATATTCAGCTTATTGCTGGTAGTTCTGGCACATCTTCGCTGGCTGGAAACGTTTACATACGTGGTGGTATAGCAACATCCGGCCAAAATGGAAATGTCTATTTCGATCAAGGTTTTGTTGTTATCGACAGCATAACAGCGTCAAGTCTAGTATTTTGCGGGGCAACAAATGGCTTGCAAGCCGCAATCATGGGAACACATTTAAGCTTGTCAGTAGGTGGCACTTTATCAACTGATGCGGCGAGCACTAACACGGCATCGACTATTGTCTCACGTGACTCAAGTGGTAATTTTAGTGCGGGTACAATTACAGCAACTATTAGCGGTACTGCGACAAACGCAACAAATATAGCAATAACAAATGATACCAGCACAAATGCTACAATGTATCCGGTATGGGTAACTGCAAATACTGGTAATCTTCCAGCTAAAGTTTCGTCAACAAAAATGTCATTTAATCCTAGTACTGGGATATTATCAACTACAGGATTAAATCTTAGTGGTTTAACGGCATCTTATGCCGTAGTAATGGATGGATCAAATAATCTTGCCAGTTTACAATATACTGCTTCAAATATTGCTAGCACATTAATAGCAAGAACATCTAGTGGAAGTTTTGATTGCGGAAATATTGGGGTTACTGGGAGTATCACCGTAACTGATTTAGCAGTGCCATCTATTTTTATTACAGCAACACGTACTGGATTTACAAGTATACCGTTATTACAATTAGATCGCGCTGATCAAGCCAACGGCGTATGTCGAATTGATTTTTCTACCGCTAATTTGGATAAATGGTATTTGCAGATGATCAACGGTTCGACGAACATCAATTTTCATGATGTAGTAAACAATGTTGATGTTATTTCTATTGTTGCGGGCTCAGGAACAAGCAGCAAAGTTACTTTTGCTGGTGGCGTTAATATCGGTGGCCTTACAGCTTCGCGAGTTGTAGGTACAGATGGCAGTAGCAATTTAACTACCTTAACTTATGCCAGTGCTAATACAGCAAGTGCCCTGGTGCAAAGAGACTCAAATGGTGCCTTCTCGATGGGCGCATTGAATTGCTATGATTCAGGCGTTTCAACAAACGGAACGTCAGCAGTAATACTCGTTAATGGCGCCGGTAGTACAACTAATGCTGGCTCAACCGCCAACTTTTCTTCTGGAAATTCTAGCACAGCAGGAAAAATTTATGGTATAGCAGTAGAAAAATTTGGCACTGAAGTTCTCTATATGGGTGTTAATAAAAACACTACAACAGACTCAATACCTGTTAATACCTGTTTTATTTCAACATATTCAAACACAGGTAAAATGGCTATTGGTCGAGGAGGTAGTAATAGCTTGCCTTCTACAGCCGATATTTTATTAAATGGAGATGGAAGCGTTACATTTGCAGGAAGCATTGGAATTGGAGTTACTCCTATTAATGGTACATTGACATTTAATAATGCAACTGCTTCTCCATTTCCACGATGTATTTTATATTCAGTAGCTAATAATGATCACCAATACTTAGGTTTTGGTATATCTTCAGCTACGCTGCGTTATCAAGTACCTGATAATCTCACAAGTCATATATTCTATGCGGGTTCTAGTAGTTCAGCATCTACACAGTTATTTAAAATCACTGGCAAGGGTTCAGTAGTTTGTAATTCCGCGGCAATTGCAACTAATGCTACTGATGGATTTTTATATGTCCCATCATGCGCAGGAACGCCGACAGGTACACCAACGACAAATACAGGTAGTATAGCTACGGTTTATGATACCAGTGCAAATAAAATATGGTTTTACAACGGATCATGGCGCGGTGTTGCTGTTACATAGTCATTCATGGTGGATTTTAAAGGCGGCATAATGTCATAATACGTTTTTTTAACAGGAAGAAGTAGCATGAAAATCAATTTGAAAAGTCAGGTTTTGGATATTAAGGGCGAGCCAGTGATGGAAGGCGATAAACCAGTTTTTGTTTCTGAAGTTATAGCCGCACGTCTTTTTGAACAAGCGCCAGGAATTGAAACACTGAAATCTTATGATTGGGCAGTGAAACTATATAAAGAAGGTGAGCTTGACCTTGATACAGTTGATCTAAATAAGCTAAAAACCTTTATTGAACAAAGTCAAACATGGGTTTTGGTCAAAGGTTTGGCATTAAAATTGATTAACGAGGCAGAACTAGCAAACCAACAATAGTAAAGGAGGGCGCCACGGATGGCTAATGTTAAATATCGGTTCCGTAAAGATGTTATCGAAAGATTGATTGATGCAGTCAGCAAAGGGGCAAGCTATATTCTAGCTTGCAACTATGCTGGTATTTCGCCAGTTACTTTCAATAAATGGATGAAAAAAGGCGAAGAACAGTTAGAAGATTATGATGACGGAATTATTGAAAAAGGCGATGAGTTTTTAGAATTTTACATGAGTATTCGGGCCGCAGAAGGGGAAGCTGCAAAAGGATGGCTAACCATTATCGATCAAGCAGCGACTAATGGGGATTGGAAAGCAGCAGCATGGAAATTAGAGAAAAGGTATCCAAAAGAATATGGGAAACAGCAGATTACTCCACCCGACGATGACAAAAATGACCAGCTTACCGACGAGGAAAGAACTATTAGAATCCTTTCCCTATATGACACAGCACGAAAGAGAATTGATTCTAAAGGACCTGGAACTACTGACGACAAAGGAAATGACGCTCAGTGATTACATTAAGTCGGCATGGCATGTCATAGAACCAGCTACTCCCTACGTTGACGGATGGCATATTGACGCTATCTGTGAACATTTGACAGCGGTAAGTTATGGGCAAATTAGAAATTTACTTATTAACATGCCGCCGCGTCATGCAAAGTCATTGATTGTTTCAGTATTTTGGCCGACATGGGAATGGACTAAATGGCCGCATAGGAAATTTTTATATTCATCATATGCACAAAATCTCAGTATTCGTGATAGCCTAAAATGCCGTCGCTTGATCCAAAGCGGATGGTATCAGTCCCTGTTTCGCCATGTGTTTCAATTGCAGCGTGATCAAGCAACAAAGACTCGTTTCGATAATGACAAATACGGTTATAGGATAGCCACCTCGGTAAGTGGTATGGGCACAGGGGAAGGCGGTGATAGAATCATTTGCTTAGACTACGATGCCGAGTTAATCATGGAAATGGGTAACATGAAGATAGGCTATGTTGTCGAACACAAACTACCAGCAAAAGTTCTCTGCTATAACCGATTAAAAAACAAAACAGAATATCGAAGAATCTTAAATCATTTTGAAACCTCTAGCACTGAAATGATAACCCTTAAGACTAGAGACCGAAGGCTAACTTGCACCCCCAATCATCCTATTTTCATTATTGGCAAAGGTTATTTGCCGGCATGTCAAATCATGCCAGGAATGATGATAATGACCTCCAATAAACGCCAGGAATGGATTGATTCTATTATTATGATAAACGGGGAATTTAAAACCTATAACATTGAAGTTGAAGAGCATAACAATTATTTTGCTAACGGTGTGTTAGTCCATAACTGCGACGATCCACATAACGTTTTGGAAGGTGAAAGTGAACTTGTAAGAGAAAGCACATTGACCTGGTGGTCTGAAACCATGTCCACACGTTTGAATGATCAAAAAACTGGCGCCAAGGTTATCGTCATGCAACGCGTTAATGAACGTGATCTATCCGGTGATGTACTGAAAAAAGGTGGTTATGAGCATTTGTGTTTGCCGTGCGAATATGAAGGTAGTAAGCATACCACTTCGATTGGATTTAAAGACCCTCGCACAGAAATGGGCGAACTACTTTGGCCTGAGAAGCTAGGCAGAGAAGAAATAGAGCAACTGAAGCGTGATATTGGTCCCTATGCTGCCGCTGGACAATTGCAACAAAGACCCGCACCGCGCGAAGGGGGGCTGATAAAAGCCGCATGGTTTAACTATTTCAAGCTGATAAAAGACGCTCATGGTTACATTCAGTCGCCAAAATTTTCCATGGTTTATCAGGTTTGGGATACAGCATTTAAAGTTAAAGAGAATAATGATTTTACAGTGTGTCATACCTATGGCGTGGCTGATAATGGGTTTTATTTGATTGATAGGTTCAAAAGTAAAATAGAATTTCCCGAATTGGAACGAATGGCTGTAATGTTAGCTAACGTACACAAACCTAATCAAATTTTTATCGAAGATCATGCAAGTGGTCAAAGTTTAATACAAGTGCTGCAAAAGAAAACCCGATTACCAATCAAAGCTATCAAAGCGGACAAAGACAAGGTAGCTAGATTAAACGCATGTTCAGGATTCATAGAAGCAGGTAAAATGTTCTTGCCGGAAAATGAGCCATGGGTAAGTGACTACATTGATACAATGTGTATGTTCCCAGCAGCCGCGCATGATGATGATGTAGATTGTACCACCCACTTTTTGATTAACGTGGCATTAAAGAATGAGAATAAAGACAAAAAGGTTATACAAGGGTCAATCATAGGTAGATAGTGATATTTTGTTGTTTTTTATATAAACTAGTTTGAGCATTAGCCATATCAAAAGGATTTTATATGATATTATTTAGCCCCGTTTTTCCCTCTCAAGGAATAGATCAAGTTAGACTCCAATCTCTTTGGACAGATAGTAATTATGCTCAAGTGACAGCATTGCATTTTTTGGATGCTCAAATTGCATTAGGTCATAGCGTTACTGTTAATGATATGATTTTTGTCACATATTCTGGCGGACAAGGTATTTTTTCTGCGAGTTTTGATGCTAATGGTTATTGCACACTTTCACCATCAGTGTTACTCAATAATGCTCCGCAAGTTTTGTCTACATCTAATTCTCTAGCAGCTCCAGGAACCATACGTGCATTAACAGGTGCAATGAATTCAACGGCAACTGTTATGACAAGTGGGAATTTAGTTGGCGTAAGAGGCTCAGTGAATGCCGTTGGTATGTCTGGTGGGTTTTTATATGGCGCACAAGGTAAAGTCATCGCAACAGGCACATTATCTGGTGGATGGACGGCTGGCGTATTTGGACAAGTTGATATGTCCGCCGCTACTATCACAACTGGTGAAGTATCTCCTGTTTGGTCAGATTTTGGAACGACTGCCACAGGAACTCATGCTGGCGCTAGATTATTTGCAGGCACAAATACTACCGCAGCAATTCTAGGTTCAAATCTCTACATGTATGGTGCGGCAACGAATCTATTTAAACTTGATGATAATAATGGATTATCTGGTCCTACTTACTTTGTTAATGCTGGTACTTCAAGTGGCTCAGCAGGTGACGCAACGCACTGCGCGGCAAATAAAGTATGGACAGTTATGCAAAATGGAGTCACGTATTATGTTCCTCTATTTGCTTCAAATTCTTGATAAAGGATTAATGCCATAAATGACTTACTCAAGAGATAACAACTCAAATGATGCCTTTGTTCAGCGCTATGCCGAACGGTTTCGTTTAGAAATTGATAAAGATTGGACGCCACGCGAAAGTCGTTTGCATATTTATAAAATGTTCCTTGATGCGACTATTTATGACAATCTATCGCCTTTTCATATTGAGTATCAAGAAGGTTCCGCTGATAATTCGGGATACATTAAATTACAACATCGTCGTCCTTCAGTCATCTATGGCATACCCAAAATAATCGTAAATGAATCTACATCAATGTTATTTGGTGAAGAGCATTTTCCTGTTGTACGATGTGAGCATGACGCTACAACTGATTTTCTAAAATACATCACAGATCATTGTAATCTAAAATATGCTATGCTAAATGCTGCTAAAACAGGTGCCATAGGTAGTGTTTGTATGTTAGTAAAAGTCTTAGAAGAAAAATTTTATTTTGATGTCATTGGCACAGCAGACATGATGCCTTTTTTTGACAGAATGCGCCCAGATGAATTGATTCGCGTAGTTCAAAAAAAGAAAACCGATGGTGCGACATTATCTAGCCAAGGTTATTCTATTGATAAAGATGATTTAAAAAAGAAATTCTTTATTCAACGCGAATGGAACCAAACTCAAGAAATTTATTACATTCCTTGGAAATGCGAAGATGATGAAGGTCATATACCACGTATTGATGCTGATCTTACTGTTTCTCACAATTTCGGCTTTGTTCCCATCGTGTGGATCAAAAACACACCGCATACCCACCACATCGATGGAGAATGCACTTTCGGAACAGTAATTGATTTTTGCATTGAAATTGATTATCAATTGTCACAACTAGGACGATTATTGAAATACAATTCAGATCCTACACTTGTTGTGAAAAACCCATCAACGTTGGAAGGTCAGCAAATCATTAAAGGCGTAGGGGCATTAAATCTTGATGAGAAAGGTGACGCGTACTTATTGGAAATGTCGAGCGGCGCGACCAATTCGGTTATTGATTATGTTCGTTGTTTACGTGAGTTTGCTCTTGAGTCTGTTCGCGGTAATCGCACTAACCCCGATAAACTTAGTGCTATCCATAGCGGAAAAGCATTGCAGATGCTTAACTCGGCGCTTATATCGTTGGTTGATGAATTCCGCCTCTCGTATGGCGAGTATGGATTATTGAAAGTGTATAAAATGGTTTTAAATATTTATGCTTTCATGAAAGGCAAGATAGACACTGGAGAATACAAACCAGCCTCAGAAGATTGTTCTTCGCATTTATCTTTGAAGTGGCCGGAATGGTATCCGGCTACACCGCAAGATAAGCTCCAACAGGCTCAAACCTTGTCAACTTTACGGCACGATAAAATAATCAGCGAAGAAACGGCAATTAATACAGTTGCAGACGAATATGGTATAGTGGATACAGACGAAGAACTGAAAACCGTTCAAGCCGAGCGTAAGCTTGAAATGGATAGAGAGCAAGAGTACAATTCTAAATCATCGGCGCCAAAAGCGAAGATGACAGACAGAGAAGGGGATACAGGTTAGGAACCAACGTGGATCGTTGATAATTTAGCTGCGTGGACCGCAGTTATATAGGTGAGGGAATATGACAACAGAAGCTACAGAAACAAAAGCAGCAGCAACAGAAGTACCAAGTGCAGACTTAACGAAATTGACAGATGGCGATATCAAGTGGCGTGCGAAGTACAAAGTGACTAAAGATGAATTGGAAACCGAACGCGCACAAATTGCCAAAGAACGCCAAGAACTAGCAAGCAAAATTGATACCACGTTCAAAGAAAAACAGACCGTGGAACAGAGATGGATTGAGGCTGAATTAAAAGCGCAAGCCATTGCGGCTGGAATCAAAGATTTAGATTTGGTCAAATTGATTGATAAGAGTCAAATAAAGGTTGGCCAAAACGGAATTGAAGGTTTGCAGCAAGTAATAGAAAGCTTTAAAACAAGTAAGCCGGATTTTTTTGGTGCTGATAAAAAGTTTAGTTCTTCAAGCAATGCGCCATTCCCTGAAGAAACTAAAACGAAGCCAGTAAGTGCGCGTGATATGTCAGCCGAAGAATTCGCAAAAGCAAAACAGCAAATTTATTCTGGCGGTCGGCCATATTAAGTCGATCGTCATGTGAAGTAGACAACTTAACTGCGTAGAGTGGATCTCAAAACAGTTATGCTCATACGAGTGGATCTCTATTGAGATAAGAGTCGAAAAAACGGAACTTTTTCTAACTTTTATTTTTTTGGAGAGTCGTCATGACATTTGGTCCATTTCCAACAGCTTTAGCTAATGCTATTCAACAAAATTTCCTTGAAAGAGCATTCATTGAATCATTAAAAAACATCTTACATTATCGCGAAATTGCTGATCGTGAAACATTTCCTGGTCGCATCGGTGATACCATCACGAAAACTCGCCCTGGTTTAATGATTCCTAATATTACTCCATTAGATCCATCTGGCAACACCAACTTGGATAACGGTTTAAGCCCACAACAATACAGTGATGAACAATATACATTGGCTGTATTTCAATATCCTCAATTAGCTCCAGACATTAACTTAATTGATGATGAAACAACGATTGCAGCATTTGCGATGAAGAACTCTGAAAACTTGGGTATTGCTCAAGCTACAGCATTGGATCGTATTGCGCGTAACGCTTTGTTCCAAGCTTATATGGGTGGTAACACAGTTGTAACTCAAACACTTGGAGCTCCTGGTACCACAGTTAATGTTGACGATACTCGTGGCTTCCAAACCGTAGTTGTTAACGGTAACGTTACAGCTGTTTCTCCCTCCAATCCTTTGGCTGTATTCATTAATGGCACTTCTTACAACGTAACTGGCTTTGCTAATGACGTATCAAACGTTTCTAGCGCTGCAATTACGGGAGGTACCTCTGGAACTATCACAACTTCTGTTAACGTTACTATATTAAACGGTACAGCAGGCAATGCGGTTGTTAGTGCAACAGCTCCATTGATTGTCCGTCCTAACGGTCGCGCAGTTACAGGGGATCTTATCACCACAGACTTACTCAATATGACCAGCATTTTATCTGCTGTTAGTTATCTCCGTAACAACGCAGTGCCAAAAGTTCGCGGTGCATATAACTTCTATCTGAATAGCACTTCAATGAACGAATTGTTTCAAGATCCAGAATTCCAAGTATTAAACCGTGGTGTTAGCACTCGTGATACAGTGTATGAAAATGCTTGGGTTTACAATGCGTTTTTAGATGTCCGTTTCGTAATGACAACTGAAACGTTTGTGCAGCCTGTACAAGGAAGTGCGCCTGTTCCTGTTACTGTCACAGTGCAACGTCCTATTGTTTGCGGTGCTGGATCTTTAGTAGAAGGTATTTTTGCTAAAGGTTTGGATGCTATCCGCAACATGGCTGGCCGCAGTGGCACGGGTCAAATGGAAGGCTTCATGCCAATTGTTAACGTCATGGGCGAGAAGTTCATGTATGAGGGTTTCTACCAATATCTCCGTCATCCTTTAGATCGTTTGGGTCAAATTATCTCTCAAGCTTCAAACTACATTGGGGGCTTTACTGTTCCGACCGACGTAACAACCACGTCAGATATTATCCCAACTGCAAGTAATGCTTATTACAAACGCTGTGTAATCATCGAGACCGCATAATATGGCGAAAAAAGATAAGCAAGACGAATCCTCAGAAGCTGAAATGGCTTCTGAGGTTGTAGTGAAGAAAAAACAGGAAAGGATAGGCATTCTTTTGAAGGGTTTTGTGCAGTCTTTGCCGTTAGGACCACATTCGCATCAATGCGTTTATAAAAAATGGTCAGCAGGGCAAATTATCACGAATCCAAAAGATATAGAAATGCTGATAGGTCTAAACGCTCCGATGGGGGTGTATATCAAAGATGTTGACGGAACAGCAAAAAATTGATGTACGTAGATATTGCGGATTCCCCGTGTATGGTAATGGGGTTTCTGCATCTCCACCTTCTTTCGGATACCGTTATTATCATCAATATTTGATTTTAGAATATCGAATGAATAACTTAGCTCCTGAAGAAGAGACTACGTTAATTGATAAATATCTCACTATCTTGGGTTCATTAGAAACAGATATCCCAACTGCTAGCGATAACTTAGATACAGATCGCGCAGCCGTTTGGTATCACAATAAAAATGAAGTCCGTGATAGATTTGCCCTTTATAAATTATGGGCTATTCGTTTGTGTGATTTTCTCGGATGCTGGGGACCAGCAAAACTAATGCAATCTGGTTTACAGGTAGTCTGTTAATGGATGGCACCAAGATTCAACAAAAGATTTACTACGGCTATGCTAAAGCCGCAACTAAACTTGGTGCCGATTTTAATTTGTATCGCTCAGCAGTTCCGACTAATCCTATTGCGGATGGAAATTTAATTGGTGCGTTGAAAGCAAGTACAAACCAAGAATGGTCGTACATGCGAGCAAACAAATATAACAATGCTGTTTGGCAAATACTGATTGATGCACAAAGGAAAAATCTTCCTTTAGCGGCAAAAGTAGGTGATTACATTGTTGGTATACCTAATACAAAGGGTTATATCGACGATAACAGCACTTATTTTATTATTGCCGAACAATTTTTAATGACGATATTGGCAGTAAAGTGTAATGCAACGCTTAATGTTATTCGGCCAAGCCAAACAACTGGAGCGGGATATCAAGGTTATGTTGGCTACACAACCGCATCGTCAGAAACAATTATGACGGGTATGCCAGCTTCGGTTTTAAGTCAGGCTCGCAGCACGAATGCACCGACTAAACTGCCGACAGATACCACGGAACCTGTTTGGAAAGTGTTAATGCCGAATTTGGGCAATGTGATTATCCGCGTGGATGACATTATGATTGATGAATTTGATCAAGAATATGTTGTTATGGATAATGAAATAACTGAATTGGGATGGCGCATTACTGCAAAACAAGTTGTAAATTCGAGGTAACGATGCCAGACTTATCGCAAGTATTAACAACAGTTACCTTACTGGCAGAAAGCGCCGTTTATCCCAGCGGCACAAGTCAACCTTCAGTTGCTGGCGTCCAAGTTACCGTGGAAGAAGGCTGGCCTATCAGTACACAGATTGATAAAGACTTAGCGGCTGGATACGCTCATGTATCTGTTTTCCCGACTAATAAAGAACGAGTAGTGACAAAGTTTGAAAGAGAATTTCAGCCGAATCAGAAAACGGCTGCAACTTTGACAGCTACTGTAACGGGTCAGACTATAACGATAGGTGGAACGGTCACAATTCCTCAAGCCGTTATGGTCATCGTGAATGGACAAGCCGCTCAGGGATATGGTTACCAAGTTTTGGTAAATGATACCCTGGATAGCATTGCCGCAGGGATTGCGGACTTGATACCAGGTTCGAGTGCAGTGGGGGCAGTTGTGACTGTTCCTTCGGCATTTGACCTGGTGGCAAGAATTGCTACGGCATATACCGCATCAGAAGAACTCAGCAGACAAGAACGTGTTTTTATGATTTCCGTTTGGGCACCTAATCCTAATATTCGATATTTGCTTGGCTCAGCAATTGATATCGCATTTAAGCAAAACTACCGGATTGTGTTACCTGACAATTATTACGGACAGGTTTTCTATAGCCATGTTGAAGAAATAGATATTTTAGAACAACAGATTATCTATCGACGTAATTTGTTCTATAATGTTCAGTATCCGACGACCGTTACAAACACGTACACAACGATCACCGACCCTTATACGATCACGCAGATCGTGCAAGAGATTACTTAAAAAGGACTTTATATGCCAATATCGCAAGCCGGTTCCACAAATTTATCCGCCATTGGGGTGCCAAACGTTTATGTGCAAATTGTTCCGCCCAATCCATTATTGAATGGAGTTCCAACGGATATCGTTGGTGTTGTTGGTACGGCACAATGGGGACCAAAAAATGCTCCTGTAACCATTGGCAGTTTACAGCAATCAGTATCAATATTCGGCAATCCATCTTTAGATGCCTATGATATGCCTAGCTGTGTTTACGCAGCAATGCTGCAAGGCGCCAACAATTTCCGTTGCGTTCGCGTGACCGATGGCACTGATATGGCTGCGAGTGTTTTAATGCTTGATACACAAGCACCTGCACCAAGCGGCGGTGTATTGCTCACGTCTATTTATACAGGCGCATTGGGTAATACAACAAATGCTCAATTTGCAGTAGGATCGGGTTCTACTCCAGGCGCACCAACTTACAAACTCACGATTTGGATGTCCGGCGGTGTTCCAGAAGTATTTGATAATATTGGTGGCACAGGCCAAACATTCTGGGCAAATGTCGTTAGTGCGGTCAATCTTGGCCAATCGATTGCTCGCGGACCTTCTCAACTTGTTACAGCTTCTCTGAGTACCGGCATTGCTTCTGTTACAGTTACAGCCGAGGGTTCTTACACAACATTACCTACTCTAGGAACTAGCGGTCCTGGTTCTGGTGCAACATTAAATCCTGTGATGAAGGCTATCACGGCCGCTGTTGCCGGTGGTGGCACGGGGTATGTTGCTAGCGATACAATTACCTTAGCGGGCGGTACTTTTACAACCGCAAGCGTTTTAACTGTCAATGCGGCTTCGCAAGTACATTATGATGCAACTGCAATTGTTATTGTTGATGCCGGTAGCGGATATGTTGCAACTGATACAATTACACTAACAGGTGGTACAGCAGGCACGGATGCTATTGTTACCGTTGATACTGTAGACGGCGGCGGCGCTATTCTCACAGCTCATGTTTCAACCGCTGGTGATTATACTGTTAGACCTTCGAATCCTGTTGCTCAAGGTTCAACGAGTGGCGTGGGTGTTGGCGCAACATTCGATGTAACCTTTGGTGTTCTTTCTGGTGGCGTGATCTCTGCCGTAACCATTACAACTGTAGGTTCTTACACCGCATTGCCAAGCAATCCAGTGGCACAAACTTCTAGCTCCGGTATGGGTACAGGTGCTACATTTACTATGGCATGGGGTTTGCTAGCCGTTAATATCCCAGTGCATGGTTCAGGTTATGACGGTACATCCCTTTTGACTGTCAGCCCTACTGGCGCTACGGGAACCCTCGTGATCGGCTCGCAAACTACCCCTGCTTTGTCGGCGTTAAGTTTATCTGGTGGCACAAATGGTAACTCCGCAGTAACTAGCGCAACGCTTGTGGGTGTTGATACTGGCTCGCGCACGGGTATGTATGCATTAAGAAAAACAGGCGCAAGTATTGTTGCTCTCTCAAATGCTTCTGATCCTACACAGTGGTCACCTCAAGTAACCTTTGGTTTAAGCGAAGGTGCTTATATGATCGCAACTGTAGCAGCGGGTTATCAAGACAACATCGCTGGTGCTATCACATTGAAACAAACGCAAGGCATTGATAGCTACGCAATGAAATTATTGATGGGTGACTGGGTTCAATTCTTTGATCCATTCAATAATCAATCACGTTTTATTAGTGAACAAGGTTTTGTTTGCGGTATTTTGGCAACGCAATTACCAAGTGGTTCGTCTCTCAATAAAATCATGCAAGGCATTAGTGCAACGCAAAAAACTAATGAAAATCAAATTTACTCAGATGCTGATTTGCTACAAATAGAGACTGGCAATTTGGATGTTGTCACTCGACCAATTCCTGCATCAGATAGCGCATATGGCGTTCGCTTAGGTGTTAATACAAGTAGTAATGCTGTAACAAATGGCGATAACTATACGCGCATGATTAACTTTTTAGCCTTAACGTTTATTAACGGCTTAGGCGGCTTTATTGGCCAACCTCAAACCCCAACAGTTCGTCTGCAAGCTAAGTCTACGCTTGAATCCTTCTTGCAAAATTTAGCAACGCTTGGAATGATCGGAAACGTTAATGGTGGGCCAGCTTACCGTGTCATTCTTGATGATACAAACAATCCATTTAACCGCGTGGCGTTAGGTTACATGCAAGCGGATATTCAAGTGACATTGTTCTCAATCATTCAGCAATTTGTGGTAAATTTACAAGCCGGTCAATCGGTTCAAATTCAAACTCTGCCTCCACAATTAGTGTAGGCAGCGGATTAATGTTAATGGAGTAACAGATTATGCCATTGAATGGGTTAAGTTCTGGTATAGACAGTAAAGTGACTTTTACCGATCTAAACGGCGTATTAAATTTTTCTATCATTGAAAACTTTACCGCTAAAGAAGATGCAACCACCGACAAAGTTGTTGCTATGGACGGCACGGTTCGCCACCCTAAATTTCACCAAGGTTGGTCTGGTTCTTTCATGCTAGAAAGAAATAGCAACTTTATGGATAATTATATCGCGGCACAAGAAGCCGCATATTATCGTGGGCTAGATCAAATTAATGTAACAATCAGCCAGACTATTACAGAAAACAACGGTACTGTATCGCAATATCAATACACTGAATGCGTACTCTATCTTGAAGATTCTGGGAATTATTCTGGTACGGAAATTGTCAAACAAAGCGTATCATTTGTTTCGGCAAGGAAATTACAATTAGTGTAAGGAATGGATATGGAAGCTAAAAAACCAAGCGAAAAAGTTATTTCTTCAGCATTTGATGGAAAAGAAATAAAGGACAGGATGGGAAGAGTTTTAAGATTACGAAAGCCTAATATTCTGGATCATTATTATTTGCGACGAGCGTTGGGCGCGGACGCTGATAATACTGGTTGTATGTCAATGATGATGCACATTTTGTATGTTGCAGGCATTGATGGGCAAGTTTTAGAAACGCCACATACGCATTCAGAATGTTTGGCAGCATTAAAACGCTTGGGAGAAGAAGGGATTTTTGCGTTAAGTAATTTTGTAGAAAGCCTCTCACAAGAGGAGGATGGTGATAAGATAAAAAAATCGTAGAGGACACCCGAATTAGAGAGGCATTGTTTCTTGTTAAGCGTGGTGTTCCTTTTGACGTAGCATTTAATCTTGATGATGAAATGAGAATTGCTTGGTGCATTATTCATGGCGAACAAGAAGGACTAGGCAAATTTAACTTTTTATCGAATAGGTTTGATGAGAAGGGGGCATAATGGCAAAAGAATTTAAGACATTAACGGCTTTTGCCAAGCACATGACAAAAGTCGTGGCTAAATATCCCAAAAAAGAAATGCAAGCCGCTCAGTTTCTTGGCGCTGTTCTCGAAGCCGAAGCTAAAGATAAAATAGGTCATTTGCAGGAAGGTGCGGGACCATTTGCTGCTTGGAAAGAATTAGCAGAATCTACTAAAGCCGATAAAGAACAAAAAGGTTATGTATTCAATCATGAATATAATCCTCTATATCGTACAGGGGATCTTAAAAATTCCATTCATCATTCTTTCAATCCCTCAACACATAACTTATATCTCGGCTCCGATAGTGAGATAATGATCTACCAAGAGCTTGGTACTAATCGTGGCATTCCCCCGCGTGCTGTGTTGGGCTTGACTATGTATCAGGCTAAGGCTGACATACATTACATTATGGGCGATATGCTTGTTTCATGGATTGCAGACAAGCCACTGACAAAGAGGAAGCGCACGTATGGAAGCGTATAAGATATGGGCGACGCTTAATTTAAAAGGCGACGCTACAACTAAACTTGATCAATTCACCAAGGCTGTCCATAAGTCAGACCAAGCCGTCACGCTCTTAAATTCACATTTAAAACTAATCCAAGGTAGCATTGGAAAGTTAAACCCTTTGTTTAAAGATATGGCAAGCGGCATTGGCATGGCTGCTAGAGAATTAAAGCCAGCGTCCAAAGGTATGTCAGACCTTAATCGTGCAGTTTACTACGGTACGTCACGTATTGAGCGCATGGTAAGCAAAGTCGGCGCATTGAATGCCAGACTAAGAGCAACTGCCCTTGATGCACGTATGGCTTCATCAGAATTAGGTGGCCTTCGCGGTACTATTCCCTCAATGAGAGGCGGTGGTGGTGTTGCTTCTAGGGGTGGCCGACAATCATCAGCTCACAGATTAGCTCATGCCGCAGCATTTGGCTTAGGTGCAGTGGCGCCAGAAGCAGCAGCCGTTGGTGGATCTTATTATTTAGCTGGTGGCGGTGCTGTTGGTGGAATCGCGGCAGGCGTAGCAGGGGCTGGCATATTAGCAGCTCAGGGTTTCCAAAACACCAAAACACTATCCAGGCAACGCGCCATTTTGATGGGACAAGGTTTTAGCCCCGCGCAAATTGGCGAATTTAACCAGATGACGATGAATGCACCTAGAGGTGTATCACCGACAATGATGGGCGAATCTCTAGTTGCGAGTCAGATGGGTTTGAGAAATTGGGGAGAAGCAAAAACCATAGCCCCAGATCTTGCAAAAATTACATATGCTGCAAAAAACACTTTTGGTGGTATGACTGATAAACAAACTCAGGATTTGATTCGTTTTGCTGAATTTATGAATATCAGTGGTAGCCCACAAGAAATGCGTAAATGGCTTAATGTTGGCGCTCAGATGACATTATCATCCGGCGGTACAATCATGCCAGGTGAGCAAGCTACATTCCTACGACAAGCGTCAGGTGCAGTAGCAGGACGCCTAACGCCAGAAGCTTATCTGACGTTAGAACCCATCATGCAAGAATACAGAGGCACCAAACTCGGTACAGCTTTTACAACGGGTTTGCGAGCAATGCTCAACCCTCAAATGAGCAACTTTGCCAAGTATCACGTTAAGCGCTTAGAAGATTTAGGCTTGTGGGACTCAAAAACAGGCAGGATGAAAAGCAGTTATTTAAGTTTGCTTACTAGTGATCCTGATATGTTCTTAAGACAAGTTTGGTTGCCTGCTTTGGCAAAAAAAGGTATTACTTCGCCAGAAGGAATTCGCAATGAAACTATGGGTGATATGCCAAGAACGTTTGGTACAGCATTAAATTTGATGTATAACAAAATGCCCATCACAGATAGATCAAGAGCATTATCAAAAAATCTATTAAATTCCGATGAATTTTATAATTTGGTTTTAGGTAATGAAGCTGGAGCGCAATCAAACTTATCAGCAGCATGGGAAAGATTAACAGTATCATTTGGGAAATTAGCTAATCCTGCAATTATCAAAGCCATGAATGCTTTAGCTGATCTTTTAGATGGCTTATCTAATATGCTCAATTTTAATAAACAGCAAGCAACAGGTTTCATGGGTTCTTTAACATCAAATGCCGGAAAAAGTTTATCGCAAATTGCTGGTGAGTTAGATACTCAATCAGGAAATGGCGTCGTTTCTGGCAATGTTTATCTTGATAAAGAAAAAGTAGGTAAAAGCTTATTTTCTTGGGGTGCTAAAAAAGCTGTTGCTTCAGGTACGGCAGGAATAACAAGTCAATATGACATATCATTAACACAAACAAACCCATTATATAACGGTTGATTATGACAACTTTAACGCTTGGCCAAGTTACATTTAGCAATTATGAAATACCCGAATCGATTAACTTTGGCGGATCACAATCGCTTTCTGTTAAGCAGTTAGTTGGTGGCCAAAGAATCGTTGATGCCATGGGGCGTATTGATGACGATATCACATGGTCAGGAATGTTTTTTGGAAGTACCGCAGTATTTCGCGCTAAGTTTTTAGATGGAATGCGTGTAGCTGGCGCTGCGCTTCCTTTAACATATAATCAATTTAGCTATTCCGTCGTGATTAAAGAATTCAGAGCTAACTTCCAGCGTAATTATCAAATACCCTATTCTTTAACAGTCACGGTGGTTCAAGATTTAGATAAACCATTCCCTGTTTTATTACCAGTGGGTTATGACGATGCAATTCAAGGTATGCTAACAGAAGCAAATGATCTTGCATTATTGATCCAGAATGCTAACGTCACAACAGCAATGCTCGCCGTTACTTTAGCTATTAATGCCCTTCCTTCACTGGCCAATGCAACGGATGCTGAATTATCAGCGGTATTGATCCCTATCATTAGCGCACAAGCAGTGGTGGCACAAACAATTAGCGTAGTCAGTTCGGGGATATTTTCATGAGTCTACCAGCAAATGGCGTCACAGCATTAGCCTTAGAGCAATTATCCAACCTTTATGTATTAGAAGGGTTGCTAGTACAAATGCAAAAGAACATCCTTTTGATAGAACAAGGTTTCACTGGTCAAACGATTACAGTAAATAATGTTAGTCTTTATACGCTTGCGGCTAAATACTACGGTGATGCAACGCAATGGACGACGATTGCAAATGCAAATAATCTCACAGATCCACAAGTGCCAGCGGGAATGGTAACGAAATTGATTATCCCATCGATATCTACAAGTAGCGGCGGAATATTAAATCAAACAACAGGGTAATTATGTTTAGTGGAACGAATGCTTTTAACAACTTAATCCCCAATGTCGCGCAGGTTAGGCAACCGCGAGGCATTATTTTGATTAACAACAAACCTGTGAAATGGGTCAATATCCATACGACTACCACAACCTTTTATATGGCTGACAGATTCTCTTTAGAACTGCCATTGAATGGTCAAATATCTCCGTTCACATTAGATTACTGGGCTTCATCTCCTCAGTTTGATGTTAAGGTTTATATTGGATTTCCTAAAAATCCCGATGTTTATTCAACGCAAGACTTAGATTTAATGATGGTAGGTGAAGCGGATGATGTACAAGTGGATTTGTTAGCTGCACGAGTGATGATTAGTGGCAGAGATAACACATCGAAATTTATTGATAACAGCACAACAGAAAAATTCCCGAATAAAACTAGCTCTTATATTGTGACGCAGTTTGCTAAACAACAAGGCTTAAACCCCGTTGTTACTGCTACCACAACCATCGTTGGCACATTTTACGAGAATCAACAAACACTTTTATCACGAGAAGTAACGCAGTGGGATTTGATGACATTCCTGGCTCAGCAAGAGAATTTTGTACTTTTTGTGAGAAATAATGACCTGGTTTTTGAACCAAGACAAACTACCTCACAGAATCCGTATATTCTAAAATACGCACCCCCGACTATTATACAAGCAAGTCCAACATTCAACGGCATGGCATTGTCTATATCAAGATCCACAACGCTTGCAAAAGATGTGCAGGTAACAGTTAAAGTGCCGTACAACCCAAAAACAGGAAAAGCGTTTAGTGTTACAAAAAAAGCCACGCACAGAAAAAGAAGCTATCTAAAAGACGTGCCGGAACCTTCAAAGGTCGTGCAAAAATTTTCATACATATTCCCTGGCTTAACGCCTGAGCAAGCTTCACAACGAGCGCAGCAGTTGTTGCAAAACATAACCATCCATGAAGTTAATCTTACAGCTTCCATGCCTGGTGATAATGTTCTAAAAAAAGATAGTTTGATCCAATTAACCGGCACCAACACTTCTCTTGACCAATTCTATTACGCCGATCAAGTGGATAGACAGCTTTCTATTAGCGAAGGCTATAGCATGACAATCAGTGCGAAGAACCATTCCGTGGATAGTGAGGTGTCGTTATGATTGATAAATTTCTCAACGTCATGAAGATGCACTCACAAATTGCAAATTCTGGTAAAGTTTTTTCAGCACTGGGCTTAGTAACAGGATATGATCCAGCTACTTATCTTGTGACGGTTGAACTTTATGGCGCGACAGATGATTCTCCAGCTTTACAAACAGGTAGCATACCTTTGTTTAGCCCTTGGGTTGGGAATGGATGGGGCATGTTTTGCCCTCCTAATTTGGGAGACATCGTTGAAGTTCATTTTCAAGAAGGATCTTTGCAAAATGCTTATGCTTGTCTGCGCTCTTACGGCAATAATTCTCTACCTCTTTCGGTTCCCTCCGGCGAATTTTGGTTAGTACATCAATCTGGATCTTTCTTTAAACTGACGAATGATGGAAAGCTGTTATTGAATGGGGGTGTTGAGATTGATATCACGGCGCCTATTATAAACATCACCTGCGCAACGTCAGTCTCAGTTACGGCGCCTGAAGTGTCAATCAATTCTGCCGATATATCACTAGGAAATTTGAGCGATAGTTTAACAGGATTGATGAACGACGTGGCAATTGCGGTATATAATGGACACACGCACAATTCACCCGACGGCGTAACAGATCCTCCCAATCAACCGATTGGTAGTGATGCGCTAACGATAAATGTTAAGGCAAACTAATGGCTGGATTTAATACATCGCAAACATTGTATGACATTAACCATAATTTTGGTCAAGATTTGTCGTTTGCAGCCAATGGTGATTTACTCACAGTTAGCGATTCATCGAGAGGCGAGCAACGTGTATTGCGCAGATTGTTTACTAACCCAACCGATTATATCTGGCAGCCAACCTATGGCGCGGGATTGCCGAATGCGGTTGGGCAAACGCTTAGCGTGGATTTCTTCGATAACATCAAAGCTTTGATTACGTCGCAGATTTTCTTAGAGCAAGCGGTCGCGCAATCTCCGGCGCCAAAAATTTTCTTACAAACAATACAAGCTGGATTGTTCTGCCAGATCGAATACACTGATAATCCATCAAAAGAGCCAATTGTGCTGACTTTTGATGTCTAATGTTCCTCGTGGAACATGAACGTGAAACATAATGATCAAGGAAAGATCAATGACTTTACCGATAAAAAGTTTTGATGAGTTGGTTAATGACCAGGTTGACGTGATGCAAGCCGCCGCAGGCGTGCCGTTGGATTTTAGCGTGGGATCAATTTTGCGATCCATCGTAGAAAGCAACTCTGGTAATGCACTTTGGTTGCAAGCTTTGGTAATGCAATTGCTAGCTGTGACACGGTTAACAACCAGTTCTGGCAATGATGTTGATACTTTTGTTCAACAATTCGGATTGAGTCGTAATCCTCCAACGCCCGCAAGTGGTAATGTCACATTTGCTAGAAACACCACTACTGTACAAGCAACCATCCCCGTTGGTGCTTTGGTTGCAGCTACTGTGAATGGCGTGAACTACGCAGTGATTGCTGACACAACTAACTCTAACTTTAATCCTAGTCTCAATGCCTATGTGATGTTAGTTGGCATAAGCACTCTGGATGTGCCAGTTGTAGCAACAACCGCAGGCGCCATTGGCAACGTGTTCAGCGATGAAATTACCGTGATTGTTTCGGTTATTCCCTACATTGACACCGTGAATAACTCACAGCCCTACACTAATGGACAAGATCAAGAATCTGACGAAGCTTTAAAAGCGCGCTTTGTTCTCTATCTGAATAGCCTTTCAAAAGCTACTCAACAAGCCATACAAGCAGCCATACTATCTGTGCCAGGTGTCGCTCGTTACAAGCTCGTCGAGAACGAAACAGTTGATAGCGTTGAGATGTTAGGTTTTTTCTATGCCGTTATAGACGACGGCGAAGGTTCGGCGTCTGGACCATTGATCGCTCAAGTTCAAGCAGCAATCGAAGCGGTACGTGGTTTTACAATCGCTTATAGCGTTTACGCTCCAACAGCATACCCAGTTAATTTTGCAATAACTGTGCTAAGCGATGGCTCCGTAAGTTCTGGTACGCTACAAACAACTATCACACAAGCATTAGAAACCTACATCAGCAAGTCTGGTTTTGATGGTTTGCTTCCATATTCCAAAATTCCAGAAGTTGTTTATGATGCAAGTCCAGCGGTGCGTAATGTCACATCGTATACGCAAAATGCTGGCACGTCGGATATTCAGCTAGTAGGCAAACAAATCGCAACCGTTGGTACAATTACAGTGGTGGTGACCTAATGGCGACCGGCAGCGCAGTAGACATTTATAATCGGCTATTAACGCAATTACCACCTTGGTTTGGTGGCTCACATCCTGTTCTCGATGTTGTTTTGTCTGCTTATGTTCAAACAGCTTCGTTTGCTTATAATTCACAAGTTCAATACTTACCACCGCAAATGCGCATACAAACTGCCTACGGTGATAACTTGGATTTGATATCACAAGATTATTTTGGTGGGAGCTTGCCCCGCAGAGATGGTGAGAATGATGATACATTCCGGCAAAGAATTTTAGCGACGTTACTACAAGAAAAAGCTACACGTCGTGGCATGGATAATGCGCTCTATATTTTGACCGGCTTTCATCCAACCATTTTTGAGCCATGGTTTCCTACAGACACTGGCGGCTATAACGTTCCTAGTTCGTTGGCTTACGGTGATTCTTCTGTTCCAGGTTCTGGATTCGGTAGCTACGGTTCAGGGTCTTACGCATATCAAGCTTTTGTTGATGTGTATGTCAGTCAATATCAAGGGCTTGGAGTCTACAGCGGATATAACAGTGATTATGGCGGATATAACGCATATGGCGCGCCTGCGACATTTTGGTACGGGGGTGAATCTTTGATTAATGCGATTATTACAGATCAAGATATTTATCACACAATAAATTTAACTAAAGTGTATGGCACCATTATTTGGGTAGCGATACATAGGATCAATCAAATAGCATAAGGATATAATATGTCTCTAATTTTAAGCGGTCGTGTAATTGTTTATACAAACCAAGTTCCGTACGAGCAAGATATTTTGCGCACTAACTTGTATCAATTGGTTGATGTCGCTAATTTAGCTGAAACCGTACTGGGTACGGGAATTGGTAACCCAACATTAGCGCGCGGTTTGCCCTGTACGCCAATTTCACCCCCTGGAATGTCCGTGGTCATTGGTCCAGGTGTGTTTTACAGCTTTCAGTTTTTGGATGCAACTGCCTACGGTGTGTTGCCAGTTGATACCAATGTGAACCATATGCAATACAAACAAGGGATCAACCTCAATCCACAAACTTTCGCAACGCCTGCTCCTGTGACAGCGCCTGGGGATTCGCAGATTTATCTAATCCAGGGTGAATTTCAAACGCAAGATGTGAACAACGTCTCTCGGCCGTATTTTAATAGCGCCGATCCCACAATGCCGATTTTCAATAGTAATTATGATACCAGAGAAGATTTGGTATTTCTTTCTGTCAAAGCTGGAACTCCGGCACCTTCTCCGGTTGCACCTACGCCTGATGCTGGTTTTACGGCACTTTACTATGTTACGGTGGCTTATGGGCAAACCTCCGTTATATCTGGAAACATCACCGTAGCACCTGGCGCGCCGTTCATTACTGAATCTTTAACGCAGAAAATATCAGCAAGCAGCGGTGATGCGCGTTATGTTCAATTTTCGCAATATCAGAATCAATCGCCCGTCTACGGAACAGATATCGGCGCATTGAATGCTTTGGCTGTAACAATTAGCCCTGCTATTACTGTTAGAACGGTAGGTATGAAGATCGCTGTCAAGGCAGCTAATACCAATACGGCAAGTGTGACATTAAACGTAAATGGCTTAGGAAATGATGCCGTGCAGTTGTCAGATGGTACGGCGGTTTCAGCTTCATATATCATCGCAAATTCAGTTTATGAGTTCACTTATCTTGGCAGTAACATTTGGCAGTTGATGAATCCTAGTATCACTTCAGCGATCCCACCTGGTATGGAAGGAGTTTTCTACGGAACATCGGCGCCCCTGGGTTGGTTGGCTTTAACTGATACTGTTCCCTCAACTTCTCCGCAAACTGTCAGTCGTACGACTTATGCTGCTTTGTTCGCAGCTATCGGCACAACCTGGGGCGTAGGTGACGGATCAACAACATTTACACTGCCTCCAGGTGCGCGCGTAGTATCGATAGGTGCAGGCGGAACAGGCACGGGAACTATAGGGAATGCGGTTGGTAACACAGGGGGCGTAGAAGGAGCTAATATTGCAGGAACTGAAATGGCGCCACATGCTCATGGTGTATCGCCACAAGGTTCGATTGGTTCATTTGGTATAAATTCTACCAATGTGACAAATTCGGCTTATGCAAACTCGGCAGGCGCAAATTTATCATTAACAACATCATTTACTACCAATAATTTCCCAACTGTTGCACAAACCCCGCTTAGCAAAATGCAACCTAGCATAGTTACGCTGAAATGCATTAAGTATTAAGCTGGAGGCTATATGCGTGTAACCGAAGAGATAAAGTTTAAGCTGGTTGATTTAGCTGAACATGATCTTCGGTTGCAAGCGACCATGATAGCCTTCGGTGAAAATATGAAACAGATTAATGAAAATATCAAAGAGATAACTAACGTCAGCGTGAAACTAGCAGAAAGGATAAAAGTTTTAGAAGCGGACTTTTCAGAGCGTAGTGTTAAGCGGCAGTTGATGATGATCTTAATGACGTTATACCCTTTCATCATCGGCGCGCTTATCATCATCGCCAACATTGATCATGCCAAAGTATCGGAACTAATGAAGACAATACAGGATTTAACGACGATTCACAGTTGATTTTTTCAAGCGTATTTCCTCACGATCCACAGAAATATGGCGCGGCGCATCAAAGCCAAGCTTGATCCTATCATCATCCATTCCGAGGTAAGTAATAGTGATCATATTCTCACCCTCGCCAATAATGATCTTTTCGCCTCTGCGTCTATAGAGCGTCAACATCCTTTTGCCCTTACTTTTTGTTTGCCTTCTTCTTTGATTTACCCGCTTTGCTCATAGCAATGGCTACAGCTTGCGCTTCTGGAACTTTTGCTTTTCTTTCTGTGCGTATATTTTGAGAGATAACCTTCTTGGATTTTCCAGATTTGAGCGGCATAGTCAGTCCTTTTTACTTTCATGCTGGTATTTTACTACACAATCACCACTGATATAAACAAGTTTCCCCGTACTTTGCTCATGGAAAATGTAAAATCCCTGGGCTATGCGCACGTCGTCCGTGTAATGCCGGTAAGTTACTTTAGCGTTGGAAGAAAAACAGATTATTTCGGCGGCGTGGGCTTGGAAAGAAAACAAGAACAGTGATAGAATGGCTATGATTTCTTTCATGAGTAAATCTCCTTAGTGTGGTCTGAATGGCGCGTGAGACACGCGCCTTTTCAGTATCTTAAGAGATTTTCAGATCAAAATCTATTTGATAATGATAGAAGTTGTATAAGTTAAGTTTGCCCCTTCGACAATCACGCCGTTTAACAAATCGTTTTTTACAGCTTCGTTGTCAATAACCACGTCTTCCGTTAAAACAATCTTGCCGTAATCGAAAACTAGCTTCTCTTTGTCAGTGATATTGAGTTTCGCTTGGCCTTTGCGCTTAGTAACCTGGAGATAAGCGTTTATGACGGGGAATTGTATTGTCATGCTATCAGCGTGGAATCTTATGTAGTTTTTCCAGTCTTCAGCGATTTTTTCATAGCGTCTAGCTCGTTTTTCCATTTCTTTGACAGCGGCGCGGATGGCTTCTGCCTGTGTCTCAATATTACGTACATGACCTGCCACAGCAAGAATTTTATCTTCAGCTTGCACGTCAAGATGGTCAATTTGAGCTTGCACTTGAGCGCGCTCTTCGTCAGTTTCACATGCATCGAGTTGGTCAAATAATTTCTGATATTCCGTAGATATTTCATAAAGTCTCATTGTAAATTCCTAGTGTGGGTGATTTGATTTCTTTAATGTGTTGATTGCATCATCGTTAAGATGGTATCTAAAGATGTTGGAAGATGTAAGCCAAAATCTTTTAAAACTTCTTTCGCCAAAACTTTAACGTCAAGGTTTTGTTTACCCTGACGTATCAAAGAATCGCATATTGTCATAACAGCCGGAATGATTAACATATTCAGGGGAGCAAGATTGAAATTAACGAAGGCATTAAAATCCATCGAAATATTTTTTTCTCTTAGCTCTCTGCCTAAAACGGTTAATTTTTCATAATAGAACTGCACAAGTTCATTTGCGAAGTTTGTATTTAGCTGCTCTGCGTAAGCGTCAATTTGATTTTCCATATTAACCCTTAGTTAATTTCTTAATTTTTTGTTGCAGTTTTGCAAGATCGGCGCAAAGTGCTTTACTCAATGCTTGCATCTTCTTTTTTAACAGCATTTGGTCTGGGCTGCTGCGCTTACGTTTAGCTGCTTTCTTTCGTGTTTTTCTGGATTTTTCTGCTTTTACTTCTTCAAAATCTGACATAAATTTCCTCTATTATTGATTGTAAAATTTACCATCGTGTATCACTATGATATACGATGGTTCTTCTGGGTCATCGTTTGTAGATTGTATCAATCCCCCCAGAACCAGGCCGATACAAAGTGACACAGTGGATATAATAAAAAACTTAAAACGTTGGGATATCATCATTAAACTCGTCAATTGATACTGCTTGTTCACCGATACTATCGTCCGGAATAATATACCCTTTCACCGCGTTACGCTCCTCATAGTCACCGTTTGCTGGGTTAATGCCTAGCGTCAAGTAGCCCGTTCGGTCAAAGAGCATGTCAGTATCATGGGTATCTGAGTCATATTGTTTGCCAAGATCCACGGCATGAAATAATGCCCGTTGTTTCCATGCAAAATCATCAGCGTCGATAATGTCATCGTAGATGATTCGAGAACGATCTTGCTCATCCCATATCCGCATAACCAGTTGGATTTTAGGGAATGCCTTGTTTTTTCCGCCCATCAGTCTATTGCCATTCCTATCAGTGACAACAATATCAGTAATTTTAAATTGGTATACGCCCTTTGGCCAGATTTTCATAGCTTTCAATTCAGCTTCCGACTTTGCTTTTGTATTAAATCTCATCTTTACTCTCCGTAGTTAATAAATTAGTTTCTGACACGATTTCCGCATTTAATAGTTCAAACTTGCGCTTGTCTTTGGCGCGAGTGATTTCTGCTTGTAGAGCTTTGTTGCCTTTAGCTAGCATGTAAAAATTTTCAAACTGAGTTTTTAGTTCACTCTCATCTTTGGCATCCAAGATGGGCTGATAATCGATTTTTAATCCTGGCTCGACATAGGATTGTTGATAGCGGTTTTCTCGATTCGGTGTTGACGCCATGGCTTCTATATCGGACTCGTCAGGTATGCCCAGGCCGCATATTGAAAGCGTGGCGCGACGTTTGGCTTTTGTTTCGCCTCGCATGATCGCATTTGCTAGCTCAACGCCGACTTTGCCTGCAATGCTTACAACACCTGTACCGATGTCTTCTCGGCCGTCGGGGGTGCAGACATAAACAGTGATAATAATTGTCTTATCGCCAAAAAATTCTCTAGTTATATTCTTAACAGACACTCGGTTGATCTTGCGCAGTTGCTCGGTTGCTTCTTTTCTTGCATAGAGCTTTTCACCGCCTTCTTTGTCTTTCAGTATGTCAAAAGGCTTTGTAAGCGGGTTCAATCCCAGGGCTTTACAAAAAGCGTGGATATATACTAACTTTTCCTGGTCATCCAAAATCGCTAGGTCGCCGTTGAGCAAAACTTTAGACAGGATTTCTGCCGGTATAAGATCATATGGGTTTATTGGTGCATTTGTAGTCATCAATTCTTGATTATCGTTTGTTAAATCTGTCATAGCGTTTTTTTCTCCGTTTTTGTAAATAGGTCATTAAGCAAGCGTATAAGAATATAAAAAATAATTGCTCTAAGGTTATTGGCATGTCTTGATATCCGGATGCTTGTGCGTAATTAAAGATAGATTCATAGTATCTGAATCTTGATTAATTTCGAATGCGGTACCACGTGATAAGCTTAAATCATTTTGTGTGAGTTCTATTTTCCCTCCATTTTTTAAAATTATCGATGCCATTATTAGCATTAGCATTTCTGCTACTTCTTTTGAATCACCCGTCAAGTTTTCCGTTCTTATTATTGTCATGCCGTCTTGTTTTTGCATTCTTCCATCTCCAGAATTGGGTTTGTATTATTACAAATAAGTGCTGTATAAGTCTATATTTTCCTGAGTAAATCCTCTGTTTTTTATTGATGAAGTCGCGCATTGTGCTAGTCTTTTTCCCGTATTAAGTTTTCTATGTCTAGTTTGTAAAAATGGACTATGCGATTTTTTAAGTATTCAATCAATGCGCGCTCATCCTCCACCTCGCCGCTTGTCATGAGTTTGACAAGCAAATTCTTTAAAACGTCATCGTTAAGCAAAAGGAAGTCCTCAAACAGTAATCCCGCAAGCACACATTTTTCATTCTGTGTCATTTCGGTTGTTGGGGATTCGGTTTCGTTTGGACGGGTAAAATACTTACGTCCAATGTTTGTTAAATGTTCCACGTATGACGTTTTATTCATTGCAAAATCCTTCTTTTATATTAAGTCATTTTCAAATAACGTTTTTAGCGCTGTACCAGTGCGATCTAGCACAAGCACTAATCTCACATAATGCGCAAACATTACATCACATTTGTCTTGTAGAACGTAAGCTGATAATCTCTTATAACCGACTTGATCGAAAATCTGTGACAATTTTTTGAATTTCGTTGACGTTTTCATTTCTTAATCTCCGTAGTGAAACAATCCTAAGTAAGTAATTAATGTTTTAACTTATTAAGCCCATTTTAACTTGCGGGGATGGGGGTGTCAACATTATTTTGTAATAAAATGTAATAATATTGAATGGGAAATGGGTTGTAATTGGACTAGGAAGAGGCTATATTACCAAAAATTACATAAAAGTGGAGTTATACAATGAGAGACGTACAAAAACAATTAATAAAAATGCGCGAGAAAATGAATTGCACGCAAAAGCAACTCGCGGAACACTTGGGAAAATCGCAAACTTGGATGGCTCGCATAGAGACTGGAGACCTAAGACCGTCCGGACGTATGACCGTGAAGCTTATTGATCTAGCAAAACATCTCAAGATTAAGTTAAAATACGAGGACTTACGACCACTGGAGGAATGATTTTCAATGAATGACGATTTTAAAGAAGGATTCAAAGACGGCTACAAGAAAGGCGCACAAGACGGAATGAGACAATTTGCGCGAATTTTGACAACAAGCATAAACAAGCTAGCGCACGAAAATGTAGATGCAATCGTGGCAAACATGATTGATCAAGCCCAGAAAGCACAAGCCAAAGAAGAAGATAAAGCAAAATCACGCAGTTTCGACGAACTTACCAA